GGGTCGTTCCGTGCCAGGTTCGAGGAATCGCAACTCGGAGAGATCTGAATGGTACCGGAAGTTGGGAATAAGATGTTCCCCAGAGGGGAACACTTGTTCCAACCTGTCGGTCCACTCAGACTGTCGCCACTTCGCGTTTCCGCGGAGTCGGTCGGCAGTAGCTCCGGGCCCGTGCTTGGGGAGGAGCCAACCGAGACGGTTGGTTCGTCCTTCTGAGCTGAAGACCAGAGAGTCAACAGCGGATAGAAGATCACCCCACAGCAGAGTACTGATGCGATGATAACGACTGGTCCGATCTGGATCAAGTCGCGCATCGGCATTGCGAACTTCCTGCTCACACTCAACGTACCTCCTGTATGCGTCTGACTTGCGTGCATCCGTGCACTCAAGTTCAATCTTCGCGAACATCAGAGTTATCTGACGTATCGCTTGGATATGCGCCACAGAGGGTTCGCTGAGCAGCTTGCCCGAACCTGAGTCGAACACATGACAAAGGAAACCTGAGAGAAATCTCGGGAGACCCCCTTTCCACTGAAATCCAGTGAAGAGGTTGGAGTCAACGTAACCTTGGTCAAGACCTTTTTGGAGGTCTTTTCCAAAGTTAGGTAGGGTTATCGTTAAGAACGATAACCCCTCGTGTTCAACTCGTCTCGCGATCGTTTTGAGATCGCGAGTGGTGCTTGTGTGACACATGGTACTCATATCATCGAGTACCGACTGCAAGAGCGGCATGGGGCTTTTCACCGCGCCTCCTAACAGAGGTGGCAGGATCCTTGCTTCATGTCGTGTGACCCGTGTATCTGGCTCTCCTCGAGCCTACTTCTGCCGAATTGTCAAAATCGACAATTCCACCAGAGAGTTACTCTGGCAACTCCCCTGATGAATTTCTTCATCAAGGGCAGGACCCCAGGTACGACCTGAGGAAAGATGACTCTTTCGAGGCATCTTGGGCAGATTAAGGTTCGTGAGTCCACGTAGGACTCGAGGAGAGGTTCAGAACAACCGGCGTGTTCTACATGCACCGGTTGGTCAGTTCTCACCACCAAGAAGCTTGGTGATGTTGGCACCAGAAGTCGCCTGCATGTTGGCGAGAAAGCCGTCGATGACGGCCTTCTGCTCCGCGACCGTGTACCCAGTGCTCGGAACGTCCGCAACAACATAGAAAGTCATGCTGTACGGGACGTTCTGAGAAGGGAACAGGGGGTCGGGAGCATTCTTCTTGTGCACGATACGCGCTGTACGCCGGATACGCTTGCCATTGGCATGCGCAACCGACAGCTGGATGGTGCCGTCCGCGGAAGAAAACTCTCCGCTTCGAACACCACTGCTGGTCCTCGGAAGAGAAGCAGCACCAGCTGGCGCGATCGTAACTGACTGTGGGTCGGTGAACATAAAGCGTCGTCCTTGCAGAGATGGTACGGCGGCCGGACGGCCGCCGTATCAGGCGCGTTGTGGCTGAGCTCCCTAGCTCACCACAACTTGTTGGGAGCCTTGGTCAAACCAAGGGCCCCAAGGATTCCCCACTGCCGAACATTGAAACTGTTCGGATTGATGGCGAACCCATAAGGCGTCGCCCTAACTCGTTCCTTCCTCACCGTAGTGAAGGTGATCGAGATAGGGCCGCAAGAACCGCCCGATGAAGGCACGGGACCGCGGAGAAGCAGGGTGTGATCAGTGATTGTTTCACTCATCAGGTACCCATACTTCAAGACGAGACCATCTTCAGAAAGGCGAACGGCGTTGGAGATGTTATCTCCAATGTTCAGCTTCCAGTCAGACAGCCAACTCCAAGGCGCGAGATTCCAAAGCGTCTCGGGTGTAACCCGAGTACCGAGCAGATGATTAATCTTCTGCTCGTATCCCTTCAGCTTGTTGAGGGTTGAATTATCCCTCTGCAAGAAGTAGGTGAACGCACCTGAGAAACTTACGGTATTTTGCGTCCGTAAGTGCTCAGTGAGAACCCCGCCCGTCGACCTACCCTGCCACATTGACGCAAAACCAGATGGCGACACGTTCTCGGCCCAAGCGGTCGTGTACATGTCGTCATAGGTTGTCTCTGTGACTGTGGTAGGAAATGTCATCCTCCGGCGGATAGTACCGCCGGAGTCTCGCTGGAACTGGTCAAGAAGCCGTGAGGCATTCTTGATTGCGTAGAAGGTCTTCTGGATGTCACTCATGAGTGGCAACCAACCAAACTGGATCTCGAGATGGTTTTCACCCGCAGTGCGGGCGGAAGCCGTCATCTTCTTCCAGTGGTCCAAGTTAGTTGAGGGCGGAAAGCCCTCAGACTTTAACTCGGCAAGACCAACAGCGAGAGCCTCGATCGGATTCGTCGGTGCTGTAAGTTTGATGGCAGTTGGGCCGTAAACATTTACGTTTACGTCCGGCGCGCCACCAAACAAGCTCCCGTGATAAAAGGTACCTGGGAAAGTAAATCCCAAGTCCGGTATCACTGGGCCGTCGTATCGCCACTTGCGTCCTCCGTCGACACCTTCGAGGTGTGCGGCAGAAGACCCGACTGAAATACTCTGTTTCAGAGTATTAAAGTCATGGCCCGTGTCTGCACCTGAGGTATCGTTGCGCTGTTGACTTTTAAGAGCGTGAAACTTGCTCTTGAAGTCAACAGACTGATCAACGATATCCTCGAGAGAATCAGTGCTAGACACGCCGAGAGGTCCACTAGTTCGATAACTAGTGGTGACTTGACGGGGGTTCCATAACCGCAGACAATCGGCTACACTAGTGTAGCCAAACCCGTCCCATGTTTTGGAAGATATTATCTTCCGCGGCGCGGGTCGGTCCTGGGTTATGAAACCGTCTACCATGAGAGTTCCTCGTGGGAGGGAGACCTAGATCCCGGATAGGATCTAGGGGCAGACCATGACTTGTCATCATGGCCAGTGCACAAGCACCGGGAGGGCCCTTTG